CATCGAGGTGGACACTGACGTCCATCTTGCTGATGAAGGCATGTTCAAGCTTGTTATCGAGGCCGGTCTGAAAGCCATCCTCAATCTCAAGATGAGCAAGGTCAAGTCAGCCAAGGGCCTCTCCGAAGCTGATGCAGCCAAGGAACAGGCAGCGGCGATGGAAATCGCAGCGAAAAACTTGGATGATCTGGCCAATGCCCGTACCAAGAAGGGCCGTGCTGCTGGCACTGCCAAGATTGCAGGCGTCGTAATGACCGAAGCCCGCCGTCTTGCGAAGGAAGTGATCAAGAACGAGATTCGTGCTGCTGGGATGAAGGTCTCCCACGTCGAAGCCTCAACCATCACCTCCCTTGCCAACGAGTTGCTCAAGTCTGACGATTCCTACATCGCACAGGCCAAGGTCAACGTCGAACAGCGTTCTGCCAAGGTCAACGTCGACAAGGAAGCGGCTATCTCCCTGCTCCAGAAGCTGGGTGGCGTTGCCGAGTCTCCGAAGCTCGTTGCCAAGGCCGAGAAGGAAAAGGCCGACAAGAAATCCACCCTGTCAGCCAAGCAGGCTGGCAAGGTAGCACCTCGGAAGGGTTCGACGGCACAGCCTGCCGCCTAAGCCAACCTTCCATTCAGGCAGCAATGAGGACTCACTAAGTGCGAAGAAGCTTAGGCCGATCCACTAACAGAACCTCAGGATGCACTGAACCTACCACCATAGCTGCCCTATTTGCAGCACCAACTACCGGGCCGCACAAACGCTGCATATGCCCAAAGAGACTGACCGAAGCCGGATGTATAGGCAGGGGCATTTAACCCCTTAGAGTCAGCCGACAAGTAGCAAGGGACCGTCTACCGTGAATGGGGATGCCACGTTAACCTCTCCCCATCCCTAAGATGCTGGTAGCAATGCCACATAGACCAGCATAACCCAAAGGACCAAGCCATGAACACGCAATCAGACATCAAGAACGTACTCTCCGCCATCTCTGCTGCTCAGGAAGCCTATGACCGGATTCCGGGTTTGGAGTCAACCATCTCCACACTCGAAACCAATCTCCGCCACTCCGGCGAGACCATCGACATCCTGAATAGCAAGATTCACAGCCAGAACGATACGATTCTCGAACTGACTGCCAACGTCACCACCCTCAAGGGAGAACTTGACGAGGCCCGATTTCAAGGTTTGCTCTTTGAAGAAAAGTTCACAAAACTTCAGGAGCTTGTCAAAAGCCTTGCTGGCATTGTTGATCCGCCGAAGCCTGAACCTGCTCCAGAGCCTGTGGTTCAACCTGTGTCTAACGTTTCGCCGGTGACCGAAACAACAATCCCAGAGGCAGAACCGGTGGAGGAACGTAATTGGTGGGACAAGCCTGTGGCCACAGCCACCGCCGATGGGTTTGCCCCAAATCACTTTCTCGGGTCAAATTACTATAACAAGCCTTACTATATGACTGACGCTCGTTGGAAGGAACTCGGAGGCGGCGACAAGCCATCTAACTGGTAACAACTCTGCCTTGGGAGGGGCTAATCCCCCTCCCTTGGTATTTGGTGAGAGGAAGCCACTAAGCTAGGAGGGGTATCTGTGAACCCTCGGCGCAGCGACCCGCCAAGGCCGGGTAGCGTCTAGTTGGCTGATAGCTAGGGTGTGCCGGTTCGATCCCGATGCGCGCTTCCTCTCTCCTAATACCAATCAACAAAGGGGCCAACCAATGACCATTAACCCTATCTCCGCCGCACCTCACAACGCTCTCCACATGTGGGCTAACAACGATTCCATCCTAGTCGAGCTTCCGGTTCGCTCCGGAGGCTTCACCCTCCTTACCTTCCCCCGCAACAGCCTTGGCCTATCCAAAGCCCTCGCCCTGATCGCACCGCCAGTAGACTTCCACGGCGGAACCTATACCCTGCCCCGGCCTAAGCGCCCATTGGGCACGATAATGCAGCAAACCGCAGCGGAGAGTCTACTCCGAGCCAAGGGTATCATAAAATGAGACGGCGAAAGCCTCTCCCTCCCGACACCCGCCCAGACTGGCGTGACCCAAACATGCCAGTCTGCCGCAACTATACCATGCGCGATGGAACTAAGAAACTCCTCGCTGACCCAGATTGGGAGCAAGAGTATCGCACATGGACTCTCGAACGTACTCCCGCCGCACAACATTGGTCCAACGATCCAACCTACAACCTCCGAAAGCCCCGTCGATGACCTCCATCGAAACCCTTCTCTCAGAAATCTCCGAACGTGGCTGGCTAGTCAACAACCTATTCCAACTCCCATCCGGCGACTGGCAGGCCAACCTCCGAACCCATGATTTCATAACCGAGTATGGCGTTGATACAACTCCCTCGGGCGCTTTGTCCCGAGCCATAGAATCAATCGAGACTGCGACTCAATACAAACCCGAACCAGTCACGCACTCGATCGCACCGTCCGACATCTCCACAATCCTCGCCCGACTAATTAAACCATCGGAACCAATCAAAAGGAGGATTTGATGTATGAGAAGGTTAGATGATCCGGTAACAGAATCCCATGATGGTGCACGCGCTGCTGTCGTCTGCGCAGGCTATGCGGTTTCGCAACATGGATACTGAATCATAGGAGCGACCATGCCACAGCGGATTCAACGGAAGCGGACGGCTGGATGGAAGATGCCGGATGGCGCTATCTATGTCGGTAGACCGACAATGTGGGGCAACCGCTTTCATGTCGGGCTTCCCGCAAACCCGACTGCGGAAGATTGTGTGCGGCGCTTCCGGGCTGAGCAAGTTGAAGAATACGATGAACATAATTTGTCGTTTCTTCGCGGCAAAGACCTAGCCTGCTGGTGTGCGCTAGACCAGCCGTGCCATGCTGACGTTCTTCTGGAACTGGCTAACAAATAAAAGGAGCGATGGCGATGACGGAAGATGCGAAAGTTATATTAGCCCGAGACAACGTGAAGCGGTCAATAGAATTCCCCTTTGATGTTTGCTTGTCTCGACGGGCTGCTGAGATGTTGGTGAAATGCCTATCTGAAAAACTTGCTGGTGATTTTACCTATGGTTGGATTCGCGTCTCAATAGAGCGTGTCGAACATGAAGAGGGCACTTTTCCAAGGAACTGGACGGACTGAATAAAAGGAGACCATGGCCGATGGAAGAGTTTTACAAGCATCATCGCGGCGGGAGCGGGTGTGTCTTGCTCGTCATGTCCTATCGTGGCGATGAACAGCAGCAAGCCATTTTCGGGAGTATCGAGCTTGCACAGAAGCACATGACACGGCTCGGTGACGACTGGACCAGTGTCATCGCGCCGTTCGTTGTTGACGACCCCGATTGGGGAAACGAGAACTAAGGAGACACACCGGGCCGCGCTTCTGCAAGGTTGCATGGATCGGTGGATAGGGTGGCGGGCATAGCGTCCCGCCACCCGCGAACAAATCGCAAACGTAAAGGAAACCCAATGGCAAAATACGAAACCCTCGGCGGAACTCCCTCACTCGCCGACTCCCAAGCCAAACTCGCCCATCTCCTCCGCGAAGCTCAAGACCAAGCTGCTATCTGCGGACACATTCTCAAATCCTACGGGAATTCCAAAGACGACCTCCTCGGACAAGGCTGGCTAGCAGTGGCGGAAATGCTCGGCAACACGGTTACGGTTATATCGAAGCTAGCGCAAGGGAAATTGCAATGAGCAAATATGATGAACTGTTGACGCGGTTAGACCATTGGAGTGGCTTCGTTACAAAGAACTATGCTGACGCCGCCGCCGCCATACGCGCGCAGGCCAAGCGCATTAAGGAGTTGGAAGCCGAGCGCGCTCACCACGCCATGACGGCGGGCTGTCTGCGCACTGATCTGGAATACGCGAACGCCAGAATTGCGAAGTTGGAAGCCGCCGTCGAGATTGCGAAGGAATATTTCTACGAACGGCAAGACGTGAACTGGGAAGGCACCGCAGGCAATGAGCAGATGAAATGCTTGCAGGAAATCAACGAAGCCTTGGGAGAACGGTGATGAGAGAAGCGATTGAGCAACTTACAAACCATCAGCAACAATTAGATCAAGACGGCATAATGGTCGGCGTTTCTCGCCAAGCTGTTGATGAAGTCCTCGCATCCCTCGCCGCCCGTGACGCCGAGATAGCGCGGCTAAGGGAGGCGTTAATATCTACTGCTGATTATCTGGATAAATTAGAATCTGTTCTAATTGAGCATGATATTGACATGCAAATAACAGCAATAGCCCCGCCATCAATTGCGGCTGAGAATGCCCGCGCCGCCTTGGAGACCAGCCATGACCCAACCTCCAAGTAAAACCCATCTATACATAACCGCCAAAGCCATCCGCGAAGGCCAACAACTTGAAGTCACTCCCAACTTTGATTTCGAAACCGAACGCCTAAATCGAACTCCTCGGTTTATCGAAATTGTAACCGCCTACCAATCCGGTCATCCAGTCGCAACCATCGTCGAGAAACACAAATGTTCTCGCAACACAGTCCTTCGCTATGCCCGACTCGCAGGTCTCCCCAAGCGACCCAAACACTTTAATACCGCCATCCGCAGCGAAGCCATAGAACTCCTTCGGTCTGGAGCCCCTCTTGCGGAAATAGCCACAATGCTCGACGTATCACAAGCATATGTCTCAACCGTCGCCAAAGAATCTGGCTTATCAAGATACAAAACAAAATCCTAAATCCGCCAACTTCCCTCTAGACTTATCAGAGGGTGTATGGTATTATCAGGGATAATCACAGGAGAAAGCCAATGTCAGTCAAACTATCCGGAAACCTTCTCGATACCGCCGACTACGATACCAAGACCCAAACCCTCACCCTCGCCTTCGAGCGCGGTGGGGTCTACACCTACCCCGACGTTCCAGCCTACCTCTACATCGGTCTCGTCGATGCAATCTCCCCCGGAACCTTCTTTCACAAGAATATCCGGAACCAGTTCAAGGGAACCAAACAAGAGAGCGGTCCAAAAGCCGAATCCAATGCTTAACCGCCGATCCTTCCTCACTGGCCTGATCTGCGCTCCAGCAGTCATCCGCGTTGCACCGTTGATGGTTATCAAACCGAAGCCAGTGAAAATACTAACTCTTGCAGAATACGCAAAACGAATCGAATGGTCAAATTGTTGGGAGGATCTCGCTAAATTATTCACCCAAAACAACAAAATCATTGACCATCTTATCTACAAGGACCAAGCCAATGAAACGCCAATCCAAAGCTGAGGAAGCACTTAAGAAACAAATCAGAATTCTCCAAACCAAAAAATATGAACTTGATACTCGATTAAGCACCATCAAAACAAAACATGAATCCTACAAAATCATTCAGATGCAACTCGAAGCCGAAATCTCCAACCTTCGCCAAGCCCGCGAAGCCTCCTCCATCCGCAACAAGCCCAAGGCCTAAGCCATGACCTCCCATCCACCCACCCTCGAACAAACCGCCATTCTCGATCACGTCGCAACCCGCGATGTCAATCTCATGATCCGCGCATACGCAGGCTGCGGCAAAACCTCGACCCTTGAGATGATTGACAAGTCTCAAGCCTCAACCCCCAAGATGCTCCTTTGCTTCAACAAATCCATCGCGGTCGAAGCCAAGTCCCGTATGCTCCCATCCACCATCGTCAAGACCTTCAACGGCCTCGGTCACGGTATCTGGGCCGATGCCACTGGTCGTCGCTTGACTCTCAACACCAAGAAAATCTCTGAAATCTTCAAATCCATCGTCGACGAAGCCCCTCGCCACGAACGGGCCGAACTTTGGAAGATCTCCGACCAAGTTCGGTCCGGTGTGGACTTCGCCCGGTCCATTGGCTACATCCCACCGACCAATGCCAAAGCCGAGAAAGCCCTCTGCGACTTCCGCGCAGTTTCCCGGCTCCTCGATGAGACCCCTTCCCCCGAAGTCCAAGCCCTTATCAACAAGGTCCTCAACATCTCCATCGCTCAAGCCTACGCCGGATCGGTAGACTTCAATGACCAAATCTACATGCCCGCCCTGTTCTCAGGTGCATACCCTTCATTCCCTATGGTTCTTATCGACGAATACCAAGACCTCTCCCCCGTCAACCGAAAGATGGTGGAAAAGCTTTGCCGCCGATCTAGACAAATTGGTGTCGGGGATGAGGCACAAGCCATCTATGGTTTTCGTGGAGCCGATGAATCTTCTATTCCGACGGCTATCCAACAATTCGGAATGGATGTGTTACCACTCTCACTCACCTTCCGTTGCCCCTCGCGCATTGTGGATAACGTCAAATGGCGCGTTCCAAATTTTCGAGCCTTTAGTCGCGGTGGCACCGTGGAAACCTTGGATGATTTTGAACTTGAAGATCATTCCGCGGTCATCTGCCGAAACAACGCCCCGCTACTTGCACTCGCTATGAAAGAGGTAATCAAGGGGAATACCGTTGATGTCTCCGGCGTGGACATTGGCGCTCGGGTGATCCGCACAATGGAACGTCTCGGTTCCGATACCATGACCCAAGCCCAAACCATCTCCGCAATCAACGACTGGCTCGACGAGAAGCTTTCCCTTGATTCCAAGACCGCTAAAGACCTCGCAGGCTGTATGTACGAGTTCGCCAAGCACGGCAAGACCCTGTCCGGTGCGATCGCCTATGCCAAGCACCTATTCGAGAAATCCTCGGGGACAATCCGGTTCATGACCGGACACAAAGCCAAGGGTCTCGAGTTCGACCACGTCTACCACCTCCAACAGGATTTGTTAAAGCACAAAGACCAAGATGACAACGTTCACTACGTCATCGATTCCCGACCCAAGCAAACCCTATCTTATATCTACCTGCCCGAAAAGGAAAATTCCGATGCGTACTGAAATCCTTATGCGAGTTGTTTGTATTGGTTGTGGATCAAAGATGTCAACGGAGACGCGACAGGAAATGTCACCCGATACAGAGTACAAACTACGTAACCTTGACCTGCACGAATTCGGTGATCCGATTGGCGCTCACACAAATTATCTCCCAGTTTTCGTCCGCCCCTGCCGTACATGTATCGAAGTTGTAACTACCCCGGCCAACAGTCTTGTGCAAGCGCTCAAGGCACTGACAAAGGAATCCCTCTAATGGCCCTCTCCAATCAACTCGCAGCGTACTCCGATTGCGAGGACCTATTCTCCCAAGCCAAGGCCGATAAACTCGGTGCCCGAGCCTGCTTCGCCTCCGACGCCCAAGCCAAATACTTCCGGCTCCGGCTCAACCACTACCGGGTCCTCCTTCGTCGCGAATCCACCCGCGTCTATGAAAAGATCGATCCTCAATTCGGCAAATCCGACTACGACGAATTCATCTGCCAAGTCAAGGAAGACACCGAGGGTAATTTCTGGGTTTACGTCTCCCGCGTGAACAACGATATCCTCGAAGTCCAATCCCTATCCGAGGTTGAAGATGGCGTTGAAACCTGAACTACTCTCTGCCTTAATGGAACGGGCAATGGACGAAGAAATCGGGCTTGCTGTGGAAACCAACAACCCAAAGCAACTCCAAGTCACTCTCGCAGACCATCGGCGAACCCACGGCCTGACTCAATACGAAGGCCTTTTGTTCACCATCCCATCTGTCCCGAACCAAGTGTTCATCACCAAGAAAACCGTGGAGCTTGACGATGCCTAGAATTCTGGAATTGAAAGAAATCGACGGACATATTTGGGCTAGAATTCCATTGACTGATGCCGAAACTACTCAATCAGTATACGTTGTAACCTCTGAAGAAATGAAACAACGAGAAGCATCCGCAATACGATCATTCTGTTTTGATTTAGCTAATCGTTATATCGAAAAGGAATCGAATCCCGATGCTTGAACTCCACCGTACCAACATCAACCTCTACGCATCCGACGTAGCCTACTTCCAAAAACGCTACGGTTACGGATGGACCGAACGTGTCCGGGACATCGTCCACGAATACGTCACTAAACCGCTTTCCGTCAACATCGACGAACCATACACCGAACCGCAAAATTCAAAACTTTTGTTTTCGGAACTGGACGAACTGATAAAGGAACAAGACAATGACAGATCTTGATGAGCTTATGTCCCGCGACCCACTCGACCTCTCCGACCAAGACATTGAAGCCATCATCGCTTGGCATCGCAACCAACGCGCCCGCAAGGCCTCCGGCGAAAAAGTAACCAAGCCCGTTACCAACCTCGACTTCATCCTCAACAAACTCCAGATCGCCAAAGCTGCCGAAGAACCAGCACAACCCACCATCAAACGGAGGATATAACCATGGACCTTCAAAAGATAATCGCACAGGAAATCAAAGACGCTGATGACCTGACCAAGGCCCTTAGAAATTGGGCGGCTTCACAGGAAGTATCTCAAGGAGTCCTCCAAGCCGCTCTTGGCACTGTTCTCGGCGAAAGCATTGGTATCCAAATTCGACGAGACAAATTCAAAGGTGAAGTAATTCTTCTGTTTGCCACTCAACTCGTAACCAACATCGCCAGAATGGAACAGAAAAATGGCTGACCAAACCCTCGACGAATCCACCCTCACCATCGGCACTACCTCCTGCTTCCTCCCCGGCACCAACATCCAATTCGCTTGGGACTCTACCTCCCTCGGCATGATCAAAACCTGCCCGAGGCTTTACCAACTCACCATGATCGAAGGCTGGGTTCCCAAGGACGAATCCGTCCACCTTCGATTTGGTATCGAATACCATACCGCGCTCCAAGACTTTGACACCTTTACCCGTGGCGGCATGGACCGGGACTCCGCCATCATCGAAGTTGTCCGCGGCCTCATCGAGCGTACCAAAGACTGGACCGTTGACCGCGATACCAAGGCTGGGAAGTACAAAAACCATGACACCCTCATCTCTGTTGTTATTGATTATCTGGATCATTATGTCGATGATCCTGCTAAGACGTATATAAAGTCGGATGGTCAACCGGCGGTGGAATTGAGCTTTCGGTTTGAGCTTAGCTTTGGGCCAATGCAATCAGGCGATCTTCAATTCGATGAGAATGGCAATGAAGTGCATCCCCAACCCTACATACTCTGTGGTCACTTGGACCGGGTCGTCGAATTCAATGATCAACTCCTCGTCATGGATCACAAAACTACCACCACTACTCCGGGGGCATACTACTTCGCCCAATACGAACCCAACAACCAGATGTCCCTCTACACCCTCGCCGGACAGATCATTCTCGGAACTCCAATCAAAGGCGTCTGTATCTCCGCTGCACAAATCCTCCTCGAAAAACCCCACAACTTCATCCGCGGCTTCACCTTCCGAACCTCAAACCAAACCCAAGAGTGGATCGACGACACAGGGCTCCACCTCCTGAACGCCGAGAACTATGCCAAGCTCGATTACTGGCCAATGAACGACACGGCCTGTGATAAGTTCGGTGGGTGTAAGTTCCGAGGCATCTGTTCCAAAGACCCAGAGGTTCGGGAAGTATTCCTCAGGAGCGACTTTCATAAGCAAGCCCCAGAAGATCGGTGGAACCCGTTGAGGTCGCGATGAGATACCCTATAGGCAGACCCGAAGATGGGATCGATGTTCTCTGGCGACTTGATGCCACACGCTATTCCATTGTCTTAGACCCAGAGACAGAACGCTATGGCACAAGCGATCCTCAGCTAGAAATGTGGTGGTTCAGAATCATCAAACGTACCAAACATGGCGCTTGGATAGATGGCAAGTTCGTCAAATTAACCGCCACCAAGAAATATGCCTGTGCCACAGAAGCTGATGCAATTGAATCTTTCCGCCGACGTAAGGAAGTTCAGATTAGCATCTATAAGAACCGACTAACTGCTGCTGAGGCTGATTTGAAACTACTGGAAAGAGAGATAATATGCCCGAACGCATAGTCCTACACGCGACCATCGAAAAACTCGAAGAAAAGTTCGTCAAATCCAACTGGTACAACACCGACAACGGGCCTTCCTACGACCAATCTTCCCTCGGCTGGTTCGTCCAGTTCGAAGGCTCCACCGAATCCCTTCACCTATTCGATACCAAACCCGATTGGCAAGTTGGGGATAAGGTGAAGATCAGCTTTGAAAGGGCATCAACATGAAGATTGTAGGCCGAACCGATGACGGATATCTCGCACAGATTACGGTAGAAGAAATCGGTGTTATCACTGGCTTCGGTAAATACCCTATGTACGGTAGAGATGAGGATAAAGCTAGATTTGCAAGAGCCATCGGTACAAAGACTGTACATGAGAAAATCCCAACACACACCATCATCGACATTATAGTTGGTGTTGATTACATCGCTAAGGTAAGGGACAAAATCAAAACCGCAAAGAAAACTGCTAGTGAACTTCGCGAACTAGCAGACATGCTCGACAATGCTATCCCTGCTATCATCATTCCACCATCCGAGGAACCCAATGCCTAAACTCTCCAACCACCAATCCAACTCCTTCACCAAACTCCTCCTCATCGGCGATGCCAAATCTGGCAAGACCGGCTCCCTCGTCTCCCTTGTCAAAGCAGGCTACAAGCTCCGCATCCTCGACCTAGACAACCTCCTCGATATCCTCAAGGGCATGATCGAGAAGGAGTGCCCGGACAAGATCGACAACGTGGAGTTCCGAACCATTCGCGACAAGTACAAAGCTGGCGCCGCTGGTGCTATCATCGACGGCCAAGCAAAAGCATGGATCAACGCAATCAAAATGTGCGACAATTGGAAATACAAGGACGAAGACGGAACCGAAGTCGACCTCGGCAAGCCAGCAACTTGGGGCCCTGACTGCATCCTTGTCATCGATTCCCTCTCCCGCCTGTGCGATGCCGCCTACGACTACCATGCCTCCATCTCCCCTCCCGGTAACGACGGCCGGGCAATCTATGGAAATGCACAAGACGATGTGGAAAAGTTCATTGCCATGTTGACTTCCACCGGTATGGGGACTAATATAATAGTTATCGCTCACGTCACCTACCAAGTCCAACCCGACGGAACAACCAAGGGTTTCCCTCAAGGCGTGGGTCAGAAGCTCTCCCCTAAGATTCCCCAATACTTCCCGTCGGTCGTTCTCTATACCAACAAGAACGGCAAGCGTACCATCAACACATCCTCTACCCCAATGATGGACCTTGCCAATCCCAAACCATTTGCTGTGGCCAAGGAATACCCAATTGAAACCGGCCTCGCAGATATCTTCACCATCCTTCGCGGGCAGGTGGTGGAAGATGCCAAGCCCAAGCTCGTAACAGTGAGGAAAGTGTGAACGGCAACGACTTCCCAGGAATAGTCAACACCCCACCCCCATCCCCACCAGTCATCGGCATTGCGGATATGATCCAAATCCGCATGGCCCTGCAAGACTTCCGTAAACCAACAAAGGAGCTCATCGACGCAATAACCAAACTCGACAACATCATCGCATCTATCATCACTGGGTTTGTACCCGCACCAAGAGAAGGCAATCAATCATGAACGATACCCCCAACTTCGCATCAATCCTTGACGAAGCGCCAACCGAAATCAACCGTCCGAAACCCCTCCCGGTCGGCACTTACGTCTGCGTCGTCCAAGGCCAACCAGTCTATGACAAGTCCAACAAGAAAGGAACCCCGTTCGTCGAGTTCACCCTTCGGCCAATCCACGCTGAGGAAGATGTCGATGCCGAAGACCTCGCTGCAATGGGTGGCCTTGAGAACAAGACCATCAAGGCAACCTTCTACCTCACCGAAGATGCCGTGTTCCGTCTGGATGAATTCCACCAGCATTGCGGGATCGATCTCGACGAGCCAGCTTCGCGGAAGGTTCGCAACGACTCGGTCGTCAACGCTCAGGTCCGGGCAGTGATCAAGCACGAGATGTCGCAGGATGCGTCCCAGACATTCGCCCGGCTCGCTCGTACCGCGATGGCGGATTAATTAAAACCGGGAGGGGTTCGCAGCCCCTCCCAACTTAATGGAGTAACTTATGCTTGAGAAAGTTGATACCCTGAACGCGGACGTTAGCGAGGAAGTTAACAAGTTCTTCCCGGTTCGACCCAAGGCAACCATTGTGAAAGAGGTTGATACTATTGCCAATATTCTCGCCGAGCGTCAAAAGACTCACGGCGATTATTCCGAACACGCCCGGATCACTCAAGAACTCAAGTCAGTCCTGCGTAGCTCACCCGGATGGGACAAGCTCACCGACTGCCAAAAAGAAACCCTTGAGATGATTGCCCATAAAGCAGGTCGTACCCTCGCTGGCGATCCAGACTTCAAGGACCATTGGGACGACATCGCCGGGTATTCCAAACTCGTATCGGATCGTTGCTCCAAGTGAGGACCCATGCTTCCAGTCGATTCTGGCATCCCAATGCCGCCACCCGGCAAAAGAAAATACCCATGGCACGAAATGAAAGTTGGTGATTCATTCTTTGCACCGAACAAAACCTCCGCTCAATTCGCTGCGATGATTAATGCCTACACCAAACGCAACCGTGGTAAATTCCAAGGCCGAGATGTAATCGAAAACAACATAAAGGGCTGTCGGGTATGGCGTCTGGAATAAAACCAATTGTATTCGTTGGTGAAGCTTGGAGCGATTCGGACTTTCGCTCCAAGCAACCATTCTCAGGATCATCCGGGATCGAGCTATTCCGGATGCTTAACGAAGCCGGGGTCGTCCGAGCCACCTCCCTCGACCGCGAACTCATCAACAAATACTACGCTACACAAGACCCAACCATCACCGCTACACTCTGGTCCCTACATTCCGAAATCTACCTCACCAATGTCTTCAACCTCAAGGCCGATGGCCGCGACCCGATGGAAAAGTTCTGCGGAGGCAAAGCTGATGGAATCCCAGGATACCCACCACTGCTCAAATCCAAATACGTCCGAACCGAATTCGAACCAGAGCTTGATCGGCTGTGTCGTGAGATCCTCGATCGTGATCCTAATTTGGTTGTATGCCTTGGGAATACTGCTCTTTGGGCTTTGGCCGGGCGGACGGGGATAATGAAGATTAGGGGGACAACCCTTGAATCTACCCACACCGTCGCAGGGTTTAAACTCCTCCCAACCTACCATCCATCCGCAGTGAACCGCCAGTGGGAACTACGCCCGACTGTAATCGCAGACTTAATGAAAGCCAAGAGGGAAAGCGCCAGTGACCGAATCATTAGACCAGAACGGGAAATTTGGATTGAGCCCAGTTTGGATGACATTATTCGATTCGAACAGGAATTCATTAAAGGATGTAAACTCCTTTCTGTGGATATTGAAACAAGTGGGTCACGAATTACTTGCATTGGTTTTGCTCCCTCCCCAAGAGTCGCAATCGTTATTCCTTTCGATGACTCCCGTACAAAGAACGGAAATTATTGGGGGACTAAGGAACTTGAGATACAATGCTGGAAGATTGTCCGAAGCATTCTCCTCGATCCCAGTACCCCTAAGCTCTTTCAAAATGGAGCCTACGACATCGCCTTCCTCTGGCGGGCCTACGGAATCAAAACCATGAACGCTGCGGAGGACACGATGCTACTACAGCACGCACTCCAACCGGAAGCATTGAAGGGTCTTGGGTACCTTGGTTCGATCTATTCCGACGAAGGTAGCTGGAAGCATATGAGGAAGAAAGACGAAACGATTAAGAGGGACGCATGATCCAATTATCCTTCGACCCATCCGCCTTCCCTCGCACCACCACCCGTTCCGAATGGAAAGATATCTGGCGATGGAAGCGGGAAACCGAGAAGAAAATAGCTGCGACAATGAAATCGCAAATGGATAACTTTCGTATCTACGGTTCCACTTGGGCGCCATTCATGCAGGAAGAATTCATCCAACGCGTAATCAACCCACCAATCATGATGCACCCAAAGCAACAGGTTGGTTACTATGGTCCGAATGGTTGGGAGCCGTTGAAATGAAAACAGTCTACTGTCCTAAGTGCGACCAAGACATAAGTGATACCTACCAAGGATACGATCCCAGTGTGGGTATAATGTCAGGCGGTTGGTATTGTGAAGCATGTGATCTTTGTGTGGGAGAGGAAGATATCGACTATGAAGATTATTAAAACCCACGAAATGGACCCAGCCTCCCTAACCGACTTCGAACGTGAGTGCGTTTACAACGGCCTCGACTGTTGTGTCACCTCCGATGTCTTCGAAGCTCTCCATCCACAACTCGATAACCAAACCGGCTCAACCTACGCATTCTCCAAAGCCCTCCAAGCCCCAACCCTCGAAATGCGGTGCCGCGGAGTTCTTGTAGACGACGCCAGAAAAGCAGAGGTCATAGATGAGTACTTTGAAATCATGGAACGAGTCGAGCAACAACTCAACCGAATTGTATTT